TATTCTGAAAGGGCCGCATGCCTTTGATAAGGAATATCCGAACTGGGATGAAGAGGGTAACTACTCTCCAGAATTTAAAACAATCCCTAAAGTAGAATACGTCAGTATTTGGGATTTTTATCCTGATCCAGACGCCAGGAATATGGCGGAAGCTGAGTTCACAATCCAGCGACACAGACTTAATCGTTCTCAAATGAGAGCCCTGAAAAGGCGTCCACACTTTCGAGAAGAGAGCATTGAGTTAGCAATAAGCTTCGGCGCTACCTATGTTCGCGATTATTGGGAAGATGCGCTGGAAGACGATGCCACTAGCGATGCAATAGATCGCTTTGAAGTTGTCGAATACTGGGGAATACTGGATGCAGAACTAGCCGAAGAAGCTGACATCGATTTACCACCAGAGTTTGAGGGTAGGGACGAAGTTCAGGTTAATGCTTGGGTCTGCAACGGACAAATCCTGCGATTAGTAATCAATCCATTTACTCCAACCAGAATACCATATTCAGCAGTACCATATGAGTTAAACCCATATTCTCTATTTGGCATAGGTGTTGCCGAAAATATGGAAGACACTCAGCTCCTTATGAATGGTTTCATGAGAATGGCTGTCGATAACGGAGCACTCTCAGGCAACTTACTGATTGAGATTGATGAGACAAATCTCGTTCCAGGCCAAGACCTGAGCGTCTATCCGGGCAAGGTGTTCAGGCGCCAAGCAGGAGCTCCAGGACAGGCAATATTTGGGACATCATTTCCCAATGTTTCAGGTCAATTGCTGCAAATGTTTGATAAGGCCAGACAGTTAGCCGACGAAAGTACAGGGATACCAAGTTACGCTCATGGTATTGGCGGTGTAATGGGAGTAGGGCGCACAGCATCTGGAATGTCGATGCTAATGGGTGCAGCAGCCCAAAATATCAAAACAGTTGTCAGAAATGTCGATGATTATCTCCTGCGTCCGTTAGGCAAAGCACTCTTTAGCTTCAACATGCAGTTCAATTTCAATGAAGACTTTGCAAAGGGCGATCTAGACGTATTTGCCAAAGGAACTGAAAGCCTGATGCGTAATGAAATACGCTCTCAGCGCCTACTACAGTTCATGCAAATGTCTGCAAACCCAGCAATGGCTCCATTTATTAAATACGATTACATCTTACGCGAAATGGCGGCGTCCTTGGATCTGGATGAAGACAAAATCCTGAATGATCCGAGAGAAGCAATGTTACAGGCGAAAATGATGCAAGAAATTGCAGCAATGATGCCTCAACAACCGCAACAGGCTCAACAGGGACCGGTCCCAAGCGCAGATGATCCAACCGGAACAGGCGGCGGTAATATAGCGCCTGGGAACGCTCCAGAACCGGGTGCAGAAGGTTTTACAGGCGCTGGTGGCGGAGCAAATGGCGGACAGCCAGAAGGTCCAATCCAATAATGGATAAAAAGTTCTACCGTACATTGCTTTTGCTGGTGAACGACAAAGATACCATGGACAGAGTTCATGCATATGTAGATGCCCGAATTGAAGTCCTCAGAGATCAATTAGAAACCTCCCAAAGCGAAGATCGAATACCAGTACTGCAAGGGTCAATACGCGAATTGCGGCGATTAAAAACCCTCCGAGATGAAGTGATTAAAGGAGCCGAGTAATGGCAACTAAAGAAGAGGCTCGAAAGGGCATTAAAACAAAAGCTGGCGAAGAAATGGCTGAAAAACGTTTTCAAATCGATGAAGACGCAGCCGACCTTAATAACGATGGCAGTCTCAGTGAATATGAACGTCAGCGAGGCATGGCCATACAGAAAGCGATGGATGAAGATGAATTGGAAGATAAACCTAGTATGTCTCATGGCGGGATGCCTTGTGGGATGGGGAGTGGGATCATGGTTGATGAACTCTCTGGAAACCCAGTGCCTCCAGGAAGCACCCCCGATAACGTCAGAGATGACATCGAAGTAATGATGTCAGATGGTGAGTATGTACTCCCAGCAGACGTCGTAAAATGGCATGGCTTAAAGCATATTATGGCCATGCAAGACGAAGCGAAAATGGGTCTCATGTCCATGATGGATATGGGTTTGATCCAATACGCTGAAGAAGAACCAGAAATGATTCCCTGTCCCGAATGCGATGGGGAAGGTTGTGAGCACTGTGATGGCAAAGGCTATCATATGGCTGACGAAGGCTCATACGAAACTCCAGAAGGCAACGAAGTCGAAGTGGCTGAAGTCGAGATGGAAATGGAAGAGCCAGAAGTCCGAGAAACGGACGAATACATCGACTCAGATTATGCAAAAGAGACGAAGATGTACGGCATGATGAAAACACCAAATTTTGCTTTCATTGTGTGATTTTTTAGCCAGGCCACCCGCATAAGCGGCCCCGAGGAACAAAAATGGCAAAATACAAAAGATCCGATGAGATGGATGATGATCTCACCTACAGCCAAGAAGTGGCACAAACACAGGAACCAGTAGAGCCTGAACCAGAGACTGCTGAAGAGGCTTCATTTAAAAAGCGATATGGCGATCTTCGCCGTCACTCGCAGACTTTGATGGGCCAAAAAGATCAAGAGATTACACAACTTAAGCAGCAACTGGATACAGCGGCCAAAGGTCAAATCAGATTTCCAAAGACGGATGAAGAGATTGAACAATGGAGCCAACGCTATCCCGACGTCGCTAAAATTGTGGATACCATCGCTAGAAAAAGAGCCAATGAAGCTCTGCAAGAGGGTGAGAAAAGGCTCGGTCATCTTAAAGACCTAGAGACGAAAATTTCTCGAAAAGAAGCCGAGGGCGAATTGTACAAGCTACATCCCGATTTCGGTCAGATACGGCATGACCCACACTTTCATGAATGGGTGCAATTACAACCTCAAAATATCCAAGATGCTCTATACAAGAACAATACCGATGCCTACGCAGCAGGAAGGGCGCTGGACTTATATAAAGCCGATAAAGGACATAAGAAAACCTCCAATAAAAAAACAGCCGCACAGTCGGTTGGACGCTCCACAAGCGCAACGCCAGGAACCCAAGGCAAAGCTAAATTTAGTGAAAGCCAGGTTCAAAAAATGAGCGACAGAGACTACGAAAAAAATGAAGACGCCATCATGGAAGCAATGCGTTCTGGTGAATTTGTTTATGATGTTTCGGGAGCTGCTCGGTAACTAAGGAAGGACCAGTTCCACCTGGGGGCAATAACTGGTCCTACCCCTAGCCTTGCAGCTTTCATTTCTATTATTTCATAGGGAGAAACAATATCAACTAGCGCCTGTTGGCTACAACTTTAGATTTAGCTTCTAAAACACTCAAATCAATGCATATTTTGTCGCATGCTGTTAGCTTTTGTTAAAACAACTTTTATCATGAGTTAACACAACTCTCGTCGATCAGGACCGCTTTAGCCTACTCCTGTGAGACATCATAATTCATTAAAATTAAGACATACGTCCACCAGTGTGATGAGGCCCATTCGTACAAATGCACCCTCATGGAAGCACTGCCACAGATTGCTCTTTTAATGATGTTTAAAAGCCATCAATACAAGGAGAACTTAAAATGGCATTTGGTCAGGCAAGTGGCTATACCAACCTGAACTCAGGAAATTTTAGCCCAATCATATATTCCAAAAAGGTGCAAAAAGCCTTTAGGAAATCTTCTGTAGTAGAAGATATTTCAAATACGGACTACGCCTCTGAGATTAATAACGTAGGCGATACAGTCCGCATCATCAAAGAGCCAGACATCACAATTAATTCTTACCTCCGAGGCACAACCTTGGCGACACAAGATTTAACTGATGCTGACTTCACAATGATCATCGATCAAGCAAACTACTTTCAGTTTGCATTAGATGACATCGAAGAAGCCCACTCTCATGTGAACTTTATGGATCTGGCAACAGACCGAGCCGGTTTTAAATTGAGAGATCAGTTTGATAGAGAAATTCTAGGCTATGTTGCAGGTTTCGAAAGAAACACCGGTGACACAGCATGGATCGCTCGATCAAGCGCACCGGGAACGAAGGCGAACTCAGCAGCAGGGGCCGATGAGCTTCTTGCTTCACAAAAAGTTTCGATAACAACCTTTGGGGGCTCCGACCTCGGTGGCACAGCGGACGCAGACACACATGCGTTAACTTCTGTACCAGTAGCAGCCGGTGGTGGCTCTGGAGCGATTACATCGCCTCTAGCAATCCTTAACCGTATGGCTCGACTAATGGATCAACAATCAGTTGATACAGACGGACGCTGGGTCGTTGTAGACAGTGTATTCAAAGAAATCTTGATGGATGAGGACGCAAAACTTATCAATCAGGACTTTGGTGGCGAAGGCGAAATGCGTAATGGACGTATGCCAGGAACCATCAGAGGTTTCCGAGTTTATACTTCAAACAACCTACCATTCTTTGGAACAGGCCCAGGCACAACTGCCGCCGCCGGTTCAGAAGAACACTTTGGTGCAATCGTTGCAGGTCATGACAGTGCGTTAGCAGTGGCAGATCAGATTGCAAAAACTGAAGTATTCCGTAGCCCAGATACCTTTGCAGACATCTGTAGAGGGCTTCAGCTCTACGGCAAAAAAATCCTACGCCCAGAAGCGTTGGTAACAGCTCATTACAACTTAGCGTAATTGGCCTTTAGGGGGCCGGGAAACTGGCCTCCTTACTAACTTAAGGATCATTCATGCCCAGCACATATCTTACCCTTTGCAACATGGTTCTGCGTAGAATTAACGAAGTCGAAATGACTTCAGCAGAATTTGCAGATATTCGAGGCGTCCAAGCCTTGGTGAAAGATGCAGTCAAAGCATCTATTGCAAAGATAAACCAAGCTGAGTTTGAATGGCCCTTCAACAGTGCAGAACACACTCAAGTATTAACTGCTGGCCAGTCTGAATATACTTGGCCAAGTTTTTTTAAAGTCGCAGATTACAACTCATTTCAAATTCAGAAAGACACTAGTCTTGGGGCAAGCTTCAAAACACTTTCGCCAATTGAACGCGATGAATGGTACTCACAATATCGCGACGATGATTATGAGGCCGGGAATGCTGGAAGAGGTATCCCAGATTTTGTTTTTACCTCCCATGGAAGTGGGTTTGGTGTAACGCCATCGCCTGATAAAGCCTATAGTATTCGGTTCCGTTATTTCTTAAATTATACCGATATTGCGGCGCATAGTGATGTCACCAGAATACCCGAAAGTTTCGATACAGTAATTGTCGATGGGGCTCTCTATCACCTGTATATGTTTAAAGATAATTTAGATGCTGCCAACGCTGCGTTTCAAGCGTTCACAGCCGGTCTAAAGGATCTACAAACGCTCTTCATAAATTCATATGAATCCGTCCGAGACACAAGGGTTGCTTTCTAAATGGCAGACGAAATCCAGTCATTTAAACTGGTTTGTTCAGGTGGCCTGAATAGTAACCAAAACCACTTGTTTCTATCGGAAGCAGCGGCTGGTTCAGCTACTCGTTTAGTAAATTTTGAACCAAGCCTTTACGGTGGTTACAGACGCATCGAAGGCTTTAAATTTCTAGAAAACCTTGATGTCGAGGTCGGTGGTTCGAGTGCAGAAGGTAAAGTTCTTTGTGTTGCCATCTATAAAAACGAACATATCGGAAATCCCTACATCATAGCCGCTCGCAAGGATGTCGGCGCCAACACCTACAAATTTTATAAGTTTATCTCGCAGGTTGGTTGGCAGGTAATGACGAACAGTCTGACGCTCAACTCCACAGATGGGGTAAGAAATGTAGATAAAATCAGGCATGTTCAGTGGGATTTTGGTAGCGGAAGTCAGATTGCATTTGCTGACGGTGTTAACAACGGTATCATTTTTGACGGCATAAATTGGTATCAATTAAATAGCACTAACACTGGTGGAACAAGCAGCCCAGGCGGTGACCAAATAGTAAACGCTCCAGCTCTTGTGGATGTTTTTGAAAACCACTTGTTTTTTGGTGGAGATAGGGCGCAGCGATCGGTAATATGTCACTCAGCTCCTAGCGATCCATTTAACTTTATGAATGCAGCCGGTGGCGGTCAAATAACGCCAGGATTTAACGTTGTTCAATTCAAGCCATTTCGCGATGACCTTTTTGTTTTCGGCAATAACAGCATTAAGAAAGTTTCCCCAGACCTCACTGCAGGTTTTGTAACGGATCAGGTCACTACAAATGTTGGCTGCATTGCCAGAGATAGCGTTCTGGAAATTGGCGGCGATCTAATGTTCCTAGCTCCAGATGGTTTTCGGCCAGTATCAGGAACCAGTAGGATAGGGGATGTCGAGTTAGAGACGATCTCCAAATCAATACAAGTAACCCTCGTTGATCTGATTAAGAAATACGACATGGACACAATCAATGGGGTTGTTATCCGATCTAAGTCGCAGGTTCGGTTTTTTGTAGGGGATGATACGACTGCTACCGTTCAAAGTTCATATGGGATCATTGGTGGGCTTGCCAATAAAGAAAATGGCATCGGTTGGGAATTTGGAGAGTTAAATGGCATTCGAGCCAGTTGCACAACCTCTGATTACATTGGCCGCACAGAGTATATCCTGCATGGAGATTATGATGGCAAAGTCTACAGGCAAGAACAGGGAACAGCTTTTAACGGCCAAGATATAATTGCAGTATATGCTACTCCCTATCTTGATTTCGGAGACACCGAAGTCCGTAAAACAATGAGAAAAGTAAATACATTTGTTCGCTCGGAAGGACCGGCAACGCTCTACCTCTCAATGAGTTACGACTGGGGCGATTATAACACTGCGAGGCCCAACAGTTACAACCAGACTTCAGCCGGGGCTCCAGTAGAATATGCAGGAACAAATATCGATTATGGAGCTGCAAATGTCCTTTATGGCGGTAACTCTAAACCCATTATGACCACAGATGTGCAGGGCTCTGGCTTCTCAGCTCGCGCAACATTCGTATCTCTTGGACAATCCGAACCCTTTTCAATTCAAGGTCTTGTTTTTGAATTTAGCATTTCAGGAAGGCGTTAAATGACAGGCTATACCAGACAATCTCGCCCAGATATTATTAATGGCGCTGAGATTACCGCACCACCGCTCAATGCTGAGTTTGATCTATTAGAAACAGTTTTTGGGACCACAGGCCACTCGCATGATGGCACATCGGGCAACGCGCCGAAAATTAATCTACAAACTTCTCTGTCAGGATATTTACCGGCAGTACATGGCGGAACCGGCGGTAAAAATAATATTGCTGCAACATCAAACCCAACGGTAACGGATGATGTTAATGCAGGATATGCTGCAGGAAGCATCTGGCTCAATACTTCTACATCAAGATTTTTTATATGTAGGGTTAATACAGCTTCAGCGGCTCAGTGGAGTGAGGTAGTAGGTGTAACCGCAAACTCAATAACCCCTGCCACAACAAACACAGTAGACATTGGCTCTTCTAGCCTAAATTACAAAGACCTGCATTTAGGTAGTAATGCTCTTATCGGTGGTACACTTGGCGTAACAGGTTTATCTACCCTAGCTTCTGTTGATATTAATGGTGGTAACATCGACGGTACAACTATCGGAAGCACCACCACTGCAGATGGTAATTTTACAAATACATCTGCATCAGGAAATTCATCAATAACAGGTACTCTTGGAGTAACTGGCTTATCAAGTCTTACCCAAGTAGATATTGATCAGGGTACAATTGATAACACAGTCATTGGTGGTAACACTGCGTCTCCCATCACTGGTACAACTATTACTTCAACCAGTGGATTTAGTGGTGATTTAACAGGCAATGTAACAGGAAACGTAACTGCAGCTTCTGGTACTTCTAGTTTTACCAATATCAGTGTATCAGGTACTATTACTGGCGCAGTCTCTGGGGATGTTTCTGGTAACGTAACTGCTACGTCAGGCTCTAGCCAATTCAATGATGTTGAAATCAACGGCACTCTGAATATGGATGCAGGTACTACTGGTACAATTCAGAACCTATCTACACCTGTTAATGCAAATGATGCAGCGACGAAGGGTTATGTCGATACAGAAGTTGCAAACCTAGTAGCTTCGGCTCCTGCAGCATTAGACACTCTTAATGAGTTGGCTGCAGCCATCAATGATGATGCAAACTTCTCTACTACGATTACCAACAGTATAGCTACAAAATTACCTTTGGCAGGTGGCACTATGACAGGTGCTATCGATATGGGTACGTCTAAGGTTACCAATGCAGGTGATCCTACAAACGCTCAAGACTTAGCTACTAAAAACTATTCAGACACTCAGGATGCCCTAAAGCTAAGTCTAACTGGTGGCACAATGTCTGGGGCCATTGCGATGGGAACAAATACCATCAGTGGTCTTCCAAATCCTACTGCTAACGATGAGGCTGCAAACAAAGCATATACAGACAGCATTCTTGGATCAGCTACAGCGGCATCTGCTTCTGCAGCGGCGGCGGCTACTAGTGAAGCAAATGCAGCTACCTCTGCCTCTAATGCGTCTACTTCTGCTACCCTAGCTCAAGATTGGGCTGTTAAGACATCTGGTACAGTCAATGGTACAGATTTCTCAGCTAAGTATTGGGCTACTCAAGCAGACGTAGGAACGATAGCAACCAACATATCAGACATTAACACAGTAGCAGGTCAGATAAGCCCGACTAACAATATTTCGGCTCTAGCAGGGGTGTCGGCTGCAATTACAACAGTCGCTACTAACATTAATAATTTTCAGGATTTTGCTGATACATACTTTGTTGGTAACAGCGCCCCAAGTGGATCAAACGTAGGATTAGGTGATCTTTGGTTTGATACTGCCAATAACGTTATGAAAGTCTACGGTTCAGGTGGATTTCAGGCTGCAGGTAGCTCAGTAAACGGAACATCAGAGCGCCAAGACTATGTAGTGGGAACAAGCAGCGGCTCTTACACAGGCTCTACAACTGTATTCCCTGCAACATATGATCCTCTTTATTTAGACGTATTTTTAAACGGTGTCCGACTAGCACCATCAGATTTTACCGCAACCAATGGTACTTCAGTAACTTTGGGTGTTGCGGCTGCAACTGGCGATACAGTGGCTATCGTTAGTTACGGAACTTTCCAATTATCTAGCCACTACACCAAATCGGAAACAGATGCATTACTTAATGATGTAATTGTTGAAAAAGCAACTGTAGACACCTCTACTACAGGTACAATTACTTTTGACACTACCGCCCAAAATGCAATGTTCTTCAGTAATAACCAAACAGCTAACAGGACAATTAATTTTACTAACCTAAATACTGTACTGGAAATTGGGCAGTCATTCACTTGTTCAATCGGCATGGTGCAAGGAAGTACAGCTTATTACCTAAATGCTTATCAGATAGATGGATCAGCGGTAACGCCTAAATGGTCAGGAGGCTCCGCACCTTCTGGTGGAAACACAACTAGCACTGACAATTATACATTTACCTTCATTAAAACTGCAAACAATGTTTTTGCCATCCTAGCCGCACAAACTCAATACGCATAATAGAGGGGAACCAGAATGATATTTCCAAAGAAATTTAAGGAGAGACTAGATGTCTAGAGCAAGAACTCTTGCCGACTTTATTAGTACAGGTGTAGGAACTGGTATCCTTGCTGACGGTGCTATTGATACTACCGAAATAACAGGCGTAACGGCTACTTCCACTGAGATAAACCGATTAGCAGGGGTTACTTCAGATGTCCAAACTCAGATTGACTCTAAGGCGAGTACCTCTAGCCCTACATTTACTGGGACAGTTACAGCGGATAAATTTACCGTTGGTGACAATGAAAAAATAACTTTAGGCAATTCGGACGATTTTGAAATATATCACAACGGAGCTTCTGGCTATATTGAAGTAGGCCCATTTAGTTTAAGTGATCTAATTATAACATCCACAGATGATGTTGTTATTGGTCATGGTACGGCTTCTAGTTATGAAAATATGATTTTCTGTGGAAATGATGGTTCTGTATTTCTTTATTATAACGGAATAGAAAAACTTAAAACTCTATCTAATGGTATAGACGTATCGGGCTATGTCTACACCGACAGCGGTTTGGTTCATAATGGTGATACAGATACTTACATCTCTTTTGGAACTAACACACAAACATACTACACAGGTGCTTCTGAAAGACTGAAACTAGATAGCAGTGGCGTTGAAATAAACAACGCTTATCACTTACCTACCTCTGATGGCACAAGCGGTCAGATTATGGAAACAAACGGTAGTGGAACACTCACTTTTGTAGATAAACCTACTGGCGCAAACATCGCCACAACATTGGCCTTTGCCTAGAAGGAGTAAAAATTATGGCAGATACCTTAGAAGAAATTTATGAAGGAACTCTACAAGAGAGCGACTTTAACAGCAGTGGTGAGGCAACCATTGTTACAACAAACACTACCACTCGTCATGTTATAAAGGACGTAAATGTTAAGCAAGGTGATGCTGACATTCCTATTGGTGGTAATTTAGATATAAATGGATACAATATTGCAGACCTTACAAGGTCATCCCAAGGTTCTGCAATTATGGGAACAAGTAATACTTTAAAAGTTAAGACAAATGACTTTCCATTAACTTATGAAGACTTAACACTACAAATTCATCATCCTTCAACCACAATTAAAACTTTTGATCAACCAAGAGTTAATGGAGTTTCTGGAAGATCAAGCACAGCAATAACTGATGTAGATGTTTCTGGTTTTGATAACTTAACAGAAGATCAAAATTCTCGACAATTTTGGACAAATATAGGTCCGAGCAATAATGTTGTACAAGTTTTTAAAAACACAAATAATACCCATAAGAGTTACGTTTTAAATAGTTCAGGTACTCAAATTTATAGTCATACTACAGATTATGAAGTTAAATGGTTTGATGGTACTCAATACCTTTATTATATGAGTTCACCTAATCTTTATAGAGTTGACACTCATTCCGCTTCTCCAAGTGCATCAGTTTATATACAAGCTCCTAGCTCAACCACTCTCTCTTCATACCCAAATCTGTTTGGTCTTAAAGATAAATATGTAATTGCTTGGGCGCAGCAGGGCGAATACCCATTTCTTTTTGATTTTGCTAATAATTCTTCTAGAGTAATTTCAACTGCCACTGCTACGAATACTTTTACTTCTAATACCAAGTCTTTTTATTTAATTGAAAAAACAAATGGTGACACTGTAATTGTAAAACCTGTTAGCGCCTCTGTTATTCACTATTGGGATTTTTCTCCTGCAACCACATCATTTGACACAAATGCGTCATCAAATTACAATCAGATTAACTTATCCGAAAATTTTAAAAGTTATCCTGCTAGTCATGCCGTAATTGGTTCAAAACTTTATTATGTAACTAGTGGCAATGACGTTGCTTTTGTTGATTTTGAGAATGATACTCAGTTTGTAGATAGCAATGTAACACTGCCTACTAACTTTGTTGGTACAAACTCTTATGGCCCAGATATTTGGGGTACATTAACAACACCTTCTTCTTCAGATATTTCTGCAAGAACTTACACAATGTCACCGTCAATCGGAGTAAGATTGACAGGCGTAACTTCAGCATAAGGATTTTAAAATGGGATTAGAATTAGTAGCAGAAGAAACGGTTGCAGCAACAGTTACGCCACCTAAACAAATAGCTAAAGTATCATCAAGTAGTACAAATATTTTATACACAGTACCAAAAGGTAGGGAATTTGTAGGCGTTGTTGGTTCGTCTGTAACAAGCAAATTAATAAATATTGATAACTTAGAAATTAGTGCTTGGGTTCCGTCAACTAGTTCAGCCCAACCTGTTCCAGTTACTTTTATAGCAGGGACAGTTATTAGAGGTGTTTCTAGTGCTGTTTGTTACATTATGGGAGTAGAAAGAGATGCCACATAACTACAATTTTGCCGATGATTTAAGTTGTGTAGTAACGCATGAAAACGGTCTATATGAAATAGAATTAGCGGCTCACAATCCTTTAACTTTAGACCCATGGGGTGACCAAGATGATGTTATTGGCTTGATTGAAAGTGGTAGGTTTCCTAGTCAATGGTGGGTTGAAATTGCATCAAAGCCAACGCAAGAACAAATAGACGCTATTACCGCTATTGATAAAAGAATTATTCGCAATCAGTTGCTTGCGGAAAGCGATTGGACACAAGTTAATGATAGCCCACTAGATAACGCCACTAAAGTGCTTTGGGCTACCTATAGATCCTCACTGAGGTCACTCCCAGAGCATGAAAACTGGCCTAATCTAGAGGATGCCGATTGGCCTACTCTAGAGGATGAGGATGATGTAGAGGACACAGATGCGTCTACTGAACCAGAATAAAGATTTTAAAATAGGATAAGAAAATGAAGATTTTATTGAGTATAGTTTGCACTATATTTTTAGTTGGTTGCGCTACAAATAAAGACGTAGCTATGAACAAAGATAGTCAGTGGTCTGCGTCAGAAGCCGAACAGAAACGGCTAGAGACTATTGCTAAAATCGCAGAGCAAGGCGAAGGCGGTGTAATTGCAGCGGCAATGCTTATGCAACAAAACAATACATACAGACCCACAATAACAAAAACCACTGGAGATAAAGTGCTTGATGTAGTTAGCGCACTGTCACCGTCAATCATCGGCTTGGGTCAAATCTATGCAACAATCGATGGTAACAAAATGAACAAAGAAATAGCAGTTGTTCAAAGCAATAATTCTAAAGATGTAAGAATTAATAGCAGCGATAATGCTGCGACTGTAGACATGCATACTTCAGATGTAATGGCTGATATTGCAGCGGCTACAATCGTTACTCAAACGAATACTACAGCTACTGTTTTATGCGTAACTGATGCAACTTATGACTGTGAATAGGCTTGCATAAAGCACCTATTTCTTGTATAATAAAAGCTATATAATCTAGGAAAATTTTACTTAAATGACAGAAACCCAAGAGTTTCGGTCAGTCCTTTTATCCCCCAATGAAGTTCTAAGATTTTGGCCGCAAATCGAGCCGGATATTGTAAAGGCTTTAGAACATTCAGTTAATGAACTGACCTCATTCGATGTCTGTAAACAGGCCTTAGATGGCAGGATACATGTCTGGCTTATTATCGATAATCAACACAAAATAGTCTGTACCACTACGACCCGATACTTAAACTATCCATCTCATAAGGCGCTGCAAATAATTACATGCACCGCAAGTGGTCGAAAGTGGAAAGAATTTTTTGAGCACCACCGAGCAATAGAAGATTTTGCAAAACAAAGTGGGTGCTCAAGCATAAAGGTCTGGGGCCGCAAAGGGTGGCAGAGACAACTTAACAAACTCACCTCAAGAGCGTCAACAAAATACAAAACGCTCTATTACGTCTATAATTTGGAGATTTAAAAATGAAATTGTACAACCCATTTATGCCTTGGTTGAACCCTCGAAATAGTGGGTTAATAGCTTTTAAAGGTGAAGACGATGGAGCTTCGGCTGAAGAAGTAGAAACCATTGTAGAGGAAAAAATAGGTACATCTTCAGGAACAGTGGATGCCCCTGGTGGAATAATGGACATTCCTACCACTTCCGTTGATCCTGAAACTGGCGAAGTTACGACAGGCACTAACACCGTTGGTTTTGGTGGTGGAACAGTAGCAGTTGGTGATACGGTTAAAGACGATACTGAAACGCTACTTGGCGGTCAGTCCGATATAACAGATCAGATTACGACAGGTTTCGAAACATTTCAGCCTGTGAATGTCACAAACACTACAATTGATACCTCTGACCTAGCTAAAGCCGATGAGATGGACCAAGGATTTACGAGTGTCTTGGATGATACTGGAGCAATAAAAACAGGCGTTGAAGGTTTAGGTACTGATGTTTCCGCTATTAAAGATGATACTGGTACTATCAAAACAGGGATAGAGGGTCTTGGCACTTCTATAGATGAGGGTTTTGCAACTGCCGGTGATCAACTCACAGATTTAGGAACTGGTCAGGAAGGTATTTCCAACCAAGTTTCAGACCTATCAGGCAATGTCACAGAACGCTTCGATACTGTAGACGAAACCTTGGGTACTGGTTTTGCTGGAGTAAATACAAATATTGATAATCAGTTTGAGACGCAAAATGAGGACCTTACAAATCTGTCAACCAATGTATTAGGCGGTCAATCAAGCCTCCAAGATTATCTTGAAGGGATGTCCGGCAGGGCCGATACTTATTATGGCGGATTGTCTGAAGGCCAAGCAGATATTCAAAGCAATGTTGGCGGTTTGCAAACAAGCCTTGGTGATTTTCGCGATACCTATGATACCGACACAACTTTAGCTAACCAAACTAGAGCAGAATTGATGGACTCGGTGGCCGGTGGTTTCAATAATATTCGCGAAACAATGTCGGATAACTTTGACAGTAACCAACAAAGTGTGAACCGAGTAGCAACTCAAATCGAAAGCAATCAAGCTCAACAAGCTGCCGCTGCCAGAAATCCTGACTTAAACCTTACTCAATCTATAAGGGAATTAGCTGCTGGAGTTCAGCCAAGTAATAATAATCAGGCTGCATCACAGAATGATGTGATAAACAGGTTGGCTACGATTAAGCAATTCTTAACGCAGCGAGGTCAAGAACTTCCTGAAGCTATTCGGGGTGACTACACTGCACTTGCAAACTCTTTCGATGACAACGGAAAATTAATTGCACAAAGCGCAAATCAGCAAGGTTTAATAACTCGCAGGGTAATGGATGAGCAAAGTAATCTTCTTTTAAATACCTTTGATCAAGGAGGTCGCAGCATTGGTGGGAAAACACTCAATGTTAATAGTCTGCTCTCACTGCTAGATCGCTATGGTTACGGTGATACCGGATTAGATCGCAAAGTCAGCACTTCTCCAATGTCACCACAGGCAGCGCAGCGAGCCCAGGCGTTTCAAGGGCTTATGGCAAACCAAACTCCTTTCAATAGTAGGGGTTAATTATCATGCATCCAAAAAGTATTTCAGACCAAGGAATTAACCTTGTTAAAAAATTTGAGGGTCTTGCAAAGGTCGATACTGATGGAATGATCATTCCGTATAAATGTCCGGCCAATGTAATGACCATCGGCTATGGCCATACTAAAGGCGTCAAAAAGAATATGCGGATAACAAAAGAAGAGGCCGAAAACCTACTTCGCGATGATCTGCGTACTTTTGAAGCTGAAGTAAAGAACATGGTGGATGTTCCACTATCCCAATATCAATTCGATACTCTAGTAAGTTTTGTTTACAATTTGGGAGCGGCAAATTTCAAATCCTCTACATTGCTTAAAAAGCTTAACTCAGGCGATTATGCAGCCGTCCCAGCGCAGTTAATGCGATGGAATAAGGCCAGAGTAGGCGGTAAATTACAGCCGCTCACAGGGCTTACCAGACGCCGTACAGCGGAAGCTGCATTGTTCACTATGGACGCCCAATTACCCTCAGATGATGCTGATGTTCCAATGCCTCAAAAGGTCACTGTCCAGGACAAAAAACCCCTGACAAAATCCAAAACAATGGCTGGTGTTGGTATCGCTGGTGCAGCAACTGGCCTGAACGAAATGGCTGGTCAATTGCAGGGATTAGTAAGCTATGCTGACAGTCTTAAAACCATTTTCCTGATTGTTGCAATCGGCGGTATCGCACTCGCTGCATACGCCCGATTTAAAGATCAGAAAGACGGTGTTGATGTTTAGCGTATTTGGGAAAATCAAAGACTTTATTATCGCAACATTAATACTTGCGGTCCCAATTATTTATCTTTTTGGACGCTCATCAGGCAAAGCCTCAGAGAAGTCAAAAATTTTTAAAGATGACCTTCAGGCCAAGGAAAAGGCCACAGAATTTTATAAGAGTATGTCAGAGCATGAAGAAGACGGCACTATTGATAGTCGCGCTGGGCTTGCTGACCGCTTGCGAGGGACCGGTCTATAGGACTAACCTCGAAGTCTACTGCCCACCAATCAAACATTATTCACCAGAATTTAACGAAGCTCTTGCCAGCGAGTTAGAAGCATTGCCTCAAAGTCATGAGATAATTCCTAACACCATACGCGATTACGCAAAATTACGAGATCGTATCAGAGCCTGTGAAACCGAAAGGGATAAACTAGATGGCTAATACAGCGCAGCAAAATATAGCCAATGCTTTAACAAAAGAGGATGGTCAAAGCTATAAAGATGGTGTCCTGGTCAATGATGAAACAGGCCAGCCAGTAGACGATAGTAATGCTGCTGTTGGAAATGATGGCAGCGTTTTCACAAGTAATGCGTCCGATAATGAGGGTGGCGGCAATAATGTTGTTTCTACAGTAACAGATGCCGTTACGGATTTTGCAACGGCTGCAAAAAACGATGTTGCTATGGGCTACGACAAACTTACAATGTCGGCAGAAGAGTTTGTTAAGAAATATGGGCAGGACAAAGTTAATGATTTCGAAGCTCGTACTGCAGTTACAGCGAAAATAAATACTGCATTGCAGACCGGAAACACCACTGGGCTGAGTGCTGATGAGTTAGTTCGCTACAATCAAATGAAATCGATGCAGAATAGTGGTGGTGGCAGTGGCAGTACTGCAGCAGACGGCACTGGTACAACGGCAGTGGATGAATTTTTTGAGGGTCCAAGCCCTTTATCACCAGAAGCCATTCTGGAAATGGCTGACAAAGCAGGGCTTCTTAAATCTAACGAGGATTTAGAGGC